GAACCATCCGGTGAGCAAACCACGTACAACCCTGAAGAAGATGGAAACCTTTACGACTCAGTGTTCGGGAATGACTTAGAACCCACTGAAGAGGGCAAAAAGAAGGGTAAAAAACGTATATGAGTACAACGAGTAGCAAAGTGTTTTCAAAACGTGTTCATGTTTTTACGGCGGGACCCCAGGTTTCTGCTCAGGGCGTGGAAAGGAACTTCACACCTCAAGACCTTCAGCAAGTTGTTGATTCCTACGACCCCCAAACACATGAGGCACCCCTTGTTATTGGTCATACTGGGGACAACGACAGTGTTCCTTCTTTTGGGTGGGTCAAAAAGTTGGTCAGAAGCGGAGAGAAGCTATACGCAGACGTTGACTTCACTGACACTGCTAAAGATTTAGTGAAAAAAGGGCATTACCGCAAAGTCTCCATATCCTTCTACTCTCCGAACTCTCCGATTAACCCGCATGAGGGACAGTGGAGCGTTCGGCACTTGGCACTTTTGGGAGCGTCGCCCCCTGCGGTTAAGGGCCTGGAGCCTTTCTCGTTCTCTGAGGAAGGTAACGGAGTGTTCAACTTCGCTTCAGCCCTCTCTCCCGAAGACATCTTTGACGATGAGCTCGGCCCCACACTTCTTGTTGAGCGAGGCCCGTTGGAAATCCTGAAGGAAAAGCTTGAGGAAATTCGTGGAGACATGAGTTCTTCTCTTCAAGAGCTACAAGAAAACCAAGATGATCAGACTGAAACAGACGTCGATTCGACACAAACTACAAATTCGGCGGATGAAAGTACCGCCCCCGAAAACCCTAACCAGCAATTTTCCGAAATGAAAAAGAAAATGGGGCGTGAAGGAGCTGAAGTCTCCGAATCCGCTCAAAGTCTAGCAAACATGGAAGACAAATTTCCAGAAGAGAAGTTCGACGAAGGAGTCTCTCGCAAAGTTGCGAAAGGGGCTCACGGCCACCACGTACAAGTTGTGGAAGAGGTTTTTGAAGAGGGCGATGAAGAACTCTCGGACGAACACCGTGAGATTCCCGCTGCTTTCAAGAAAAATATCGCTAAGATGAAGGCCAAGACAGCGAAGGTGGAAGAATCCGACGAGGAAGATTCTGAGGGCGACTACGCTGAGGTAGGGTTTAAGAAAACTGGGAACAGACAGGCATCGTTTGGAAAACGTGCTGAGAAGGATCCAGGGGATCCAGCTGGTCGTTCTAAAACAGCACGGTCATCCGACGATAGCTACGGGGACCGTCAGTCGGTTGGACAAGGGGGTGAGGAAGACCGCGAAGGTTTGACTTCAGACGTGGCGCAAGACACGGACCGTTTAAACACTGCTAAGGACGGTGACCAGGAGCAAGACCGAGAAGAGCTGGCGAAAGCACTCGACGGTGAAGGGGACGAAGATTCCCGTTGGGCTGACCAACCTGAGGGTCGCCGCCGTTCAATGGAAGACGACCAGTACAACGACGGTGAGTACGGCCTCCCCGGAAGAAACAAGCCGGGAACCTCCGATGGAAACGACCCCCACGGTCGCGACGGCGGGCCAACAACCGTCTCTGAGGACTCTGAGGAAGAGCCCGACACCGAGGACATTGCTGTGCCACTTCAGAGCACCAAGGGCAACAAAGTTTCTCGCGTTCTTCACCAAACCTCCGGACAAAAGAGGGCGTCGGTCAAAGGTAAGGAAATTGCGGATCACAGCGAAGAGTCCGACGGTGTTACACGAACTGCGAAAAGGGCAGGTGTTTCTGCGGGGAACGACCCCCACGGTCGCGAAGACGGACCCACAAACTTCCCAGACCGGTCCGAGGAAGAGCCGGACGACCTCGACATTGCTGTCGACCTGGAAAATGTAGTGGGTAATCGCAAAGTTCGTGTGCTGCGTCAGAGATCGGGTGAAAAGCCTTCGATTGACCACGCTGAAGAAGACGATCTTGACATGGAAGAGTGTGGGACTTCCAGGAAAGTTTCTCGCAAGTTTGCAGAACGCGATCCAATGACTCGAACCGGGAAAGGCTCCACTTATGGGCAGAAGCGTCCCGTTATGGAAGAGGATCCGGACGAGGATGGCGACCGTGACGACAACGAATTCGCTGAAACTGACGACTTCTGTGGAATGGGGTCAATGGGCCAGGCTAAGCCTATGGGTTATCCCACCCAAATGTTCGAAGAGTTCCAACGCGAGCTGGAAAATCTTAAGAGCGAAAATTCTCGCCTGAAGAAAGAGTACCAGGAGCATCAGACCAGAACACGTAAGCAACGCATCGCCGACTTTGTTGACAGCCTGTACACTGAAGGAAAAATGACTGACGGGGTAATTCCTCAGAGAGAGCTTCAAAACTACTGCGAAGGTCTTGAGTTCGGTACACTTGACTTCGCAGAAGGAGAAACTCCAACGACCAAGTTGTTTGCGCTGCTTGAGCGTTTGCCCAACATGGTTCACTTCGGTGAAGTTGTCGCAGAGGGACGTTTCAGTGACCCTGAAGATGACGAAGATCTAGACCCCCATTCTCGTGCAATGAAGATGGTTCAGGCTGGAGAGTGCGACTATGTCGAGGCAATTAAGCGTTCCATTCCTTGGGGAGGTCGGGGCTGATAGCTCCGAGACTTCTGCTCAGAGTGGAACTATGGACCTTCTAACTTTGGTCGGGCAGGTAACAAAAAAGCGAGCGGACTACTTCTCTCAAGCTGAAGTCTTAGCTCGCAAAGCGAAAACACAAGAGAAGCTGGAGAGTCTCATGACGGACCAGTCGAAAGTTCTTGTGAAGGCTTTGCGAGACAAGGATATTCGCTGGGATGAGTATTCTCGAACTTTAATTGATAAAACGCTGTCGGCAGCCCTCGCTGCCGTTTACCTGGGGGCAGGAAAAGCCTCGCCACAAGCAAAAGTCGAACGGGCCTGGGGAACTGTGACCGGGCAAATGCTCCCACCTTTGTTGGAATTCTTGAGCCAAACTGAACTAGCCTTAAACGACGGAACCCTAATGCTCGGCGACGACCGCATAAATTTCTCGGAAATTGATCTTGAAGATATGTACGAAGGGGGCGAAGAGGTACTTCCACCGAAGCCGAAAATGTCTTGGCTGAGCCTTGTTACCAGAGTCGTTCGCTACCTTGCAAACCCTTCCTACTCATTTTTCAACCTTGGTGACTCCTACGTGAAACAAGAGCAGGGTTACCGGGAGATGCGACGAGTGCCAGTGTTGGACACGAGAACTTGTCCTGACTGCATAAAGTTTGGGGAGATGGGGTGGCAGCCCTTTGGAACCCTGCCGATGCCGGGGCAAGAGTGCCGGTGCTACGATCGCTGCCGCTGCCGAATCGACTACCGTTGACGAACACACACTAACATACCATTATGGCTATTCTAAAACCAGTTGTTGAATCCCAAGTAGAAATTTCTCTGTCTCGAGACGACGGGAGTATGCGTTATGACCGGTCTTTCACGGCGATATCCGAGCTAATTGCTCACAGATTTGGAGCAGAAGTTACTTACGACCCTATAACGATTGAGTCAGTC